CCGATTGAGCAAACAGGTGCTCACACTAAAGGACATAATTTTGATAGCATCGGAATTTGTTACATTGGAGGAGTTGAAGCTGAAAGAGGTGCAGATGGAGATTGGGTTGCAAAGGACACAAGAACAGATGAACAAAAAGAGGCTTTGGAAGATATGTTATGTTATTTGAAAATAATGTACCCACAGGCAAAGGTTTATGGTCATAATGATTTCAGCTCAAAAGCTTGTCCATGCTTTGATGCACAGCAAGAATATGAATGGATCAGTAATCAATTTTAAAATGGAAAAAAGAACAAAACTCATTTTGGAAAAAATTGAATCTTTATTGAAAAAAGATAAAAGATACAATTTGGAAACCTACAACGATTACCCACAAGGAGCTGTAAATAATGCAAAGAGAGCTATTGAATGGAAAGAAAAAAATGGCTCAAGTTGTGGCACGAGGGTGGGGTGGACAAGAGCAGCCCAAATCGCAAGAAAAGGTAAACTCAGCAGAGAAACGATTGCTCGAATGGCATCTTTCAAAAGACATCAACAGCATAAGGATGTACCTTACTCAGAGGGTTGCGGAGGTTTGATGTGGGATGCATGGGGAGGCTCAGCAGGTGTAAATTGGGCAATCAGCAAATTGAAAGAAATCGATTTGGCAAAAGTAGGTAAAAGAGGAGGAATCAGAAAAAGCCCAAAAGCCCCAAAGAGTGATACACCGAATAGAAATCCAAAAGGAAAGGGTACTGCAAAAGGAGATGCATCAACAAGTAGAGGAGCAAAGGTTTCAAAAAAAGATGAGGCTACTTTAAAAAAGAAAGCAGATGATTTTAACGAAAGATACAAAAGCAAACTCGGATATGGAGTTACAGTTGGACAATTGAAATCAGTTTTTCAAAGAGGCTTAGGAGCGTTCAATACTTCTCACAGCCCAAAGATCAAATCTGCATCTGCTTGGGCATTTGCAAGAGTCAATGCTTATCTTTATTTGGTTAAGAATGGGAGACCACAAAATCCTAAATATACTACTGACTATGATCTTCTCCCAAAAAAACATCCTAAAAGTTCAAAAAAATGAAAAAAATTTTAAATTGGTTTACAGAGGGAGTGATCGGAGAAATCGGAAAGGTCATTGATAATCTATTCACTAATGATGAGGAGAGAATCAAAGCTAAAAATGAAGTTTTCAAAATCCTGAAAGAAAAGGAATTGGAATTGCAAAAAATGCAAACTGAGATCATAGTTGCTGAGGCTCAGGGAAATTGGTTGCAAAGATCGTGGAGACCGATATTAATGTTAGCTTTTGGATTCATTGTTATTTATGTAAAATTTATTGCCCCTTTATTTGACTTGCGAATACCTGAGTTGGAGAATGAATTTTGGAATCTCCTGCAGTTAGGCATTGGAGGATATGTAATTGGGAGAAGTGCTGAGAAGATTGCAGGCAACATCACAATAGGTAAAAAATAATTTTTGAACCACTTGATTTTGTCAAAATTTTTATATATCTTCGATAACATAATTCTACTTTTTTTCTAAATCAAAAAGAAAAAAAATGATATATCAATATGTTAAAAGGCAAAAACTATTTTAAAATGAACTTCGACTTATCACTAAAACACTTAGGAAAAAAAGAAGATAAATACAATGCTGATATGGATATGTACCACTTAAAATTCAAAACCTACAATTCAACAATTGAGGGAAAATTTGAAAGGTCAGAAATCCGACACATGATTCAGATATTGGACAATTCAATTCAATAATGCCAAAAAGGAAACCTACTAAAAGTGCTTTAATAAAAAAAGCAGACAAGGTTTTCTCCCAATATATCAGGCAAAGAAATTCAGATCATAGAGGAATTACAGAATGCTTCACTTGTGGAAAACAAGATCATTGGAAAAAATTACAATGTGGACATTTCATGAGTCGGAGACATTATTCAACAAGATGGAATGAAACAAATTGTCAGGTGCAATGCTCGGCTTGTAATGTGTTTAGATATGGAGAGCAGTATAAATTCAGCAAAAATTTAAATTCTAAATTCGGAGAAAATACAGCCGAAGATATGTTGATCCTAAGCAACAAAACTGTTCATTATGATGCAGCTGATTTGCTGCAGTTAATCGAATTTTACGAAAAAAAGATTTCAGAATTAAAATAAATTACTATCTTTGATTGTCTTTTAAGTTATCTATTACTTGAGGAGGGGTTGATTCTATATGGTCAACCTCTCTTTTTTTTAAATTTTTTTTACAAAAAGCTTGTTTTATTAAATTTTGTTAGTATCTTTGTATTGTAATAATAAAATAAAAGACATGAAAATAACAAAAAAACAAGCAACATTAATTAAAGATTATTTAGAACATTACTATCAAGAGCATAGAGATTGTAATGATCAGTTACCGTTTAAAAATCAAATGCAATTAATTTATGATTACACAAATTATTTATTAAAAAATAAATAAAAACAGGGGGGGAGTGATCTCCCCTTTGTTTAAATAAATATAAATTTTAAAATTATGACACATTCAGAAGATATACAAAGGGTAAAAAAAATGAAATTTAAAGATGCAAGGATTCAGGCTTTGGAGTTAAGGGTTGAAGAGTTGGAAAAAAAAATTGTATCTTTAGAAAATCAAATTGAGTTTTTAAAGGCTCAAAATGAAGTCGCAAGACAAGTTATGTTTAATAAATACTAATAGAAATGAAAAGAGACAAATTACTCGAATTGTACAAAAAGTACGACCTCAACAAAGAGGATTTTTTTAAGCATCAACATTACACTATAATTACAAGAG